GCAGGAATAGATGGACTGAGTTGTCCATACCCTCTATCACCCCAGCCTACACCGACAAGTGCATTCAGCCTATTTTGTGCAGCTTCAGCCGACGGAAATGGTCTATTGCTGGCAGTGGTGCCAGCCAATTGGTTGAAATCAATGGCCTCTACCGGACTGCGTGCAACAATGGCCATTATTTTGCTCCAACAATGGCCTCCACTGTGCCCAATCCTACATCAGTTTTGTTCTCAAGGCTTCTTCCCACAATGGCCAGAATGCCATAGCTGGGCTCCCAGGCGCAGGCCACACCTGCTACACTGCTGGCCATCAATCTGTCGCCTTTGGTCACTGTGCCGATTACTCTCACAGGCACTCTACCTGCCAGTGCCACGTAAGGGTGAGTGAGATCGCTGCCAGCTTCACTGTTGAGCATCACCGCTGGATTGGTACTGGCAACACCCAGCACATCCTCGCAACCTCTCTTTCTAGTGAGAGTTATTTCGTTCTCACCGCCAATCTTGACCAATTGTCCGGGATTGACGGTTTCGTCGGCGTGATAGCGTTCGGCCACGTCTGCATATTGTGCACTGGTGGCAGTGCCACGGAAGAGTGTGGCCCAAACATTGGCATATACCGTGCCACTGGCCCCCAAATCATAACTGTTGTTGGCATTGGGAACATTGGTTTGATCTTTGCGCATATACACACTAGCAGCAATACCTCCCAGTTGACTGGTGTTGGCTGCTGTTGTAGCCGAGGTGCTGTTGCCATTGAAATTCAAGCTCAGTGTGCTGTTGAGGTTGATGCCGGGTAGGATGTTGGCAAAGCCTGTGATAGCTGTGTTGGGTATAAAGCTACTGTCCTTGCTTACAATGGCCACAAGCTGTCCATTTACTGTTACTCTGATCACACTGTGATTGATGGTATCTGTGCCCAAGATCCTAGCAGCTTCGATAGCTGTGTAGCCAGGAATGGGGTCATTGGGATCGCTGTTGTCATAGGCACCAATAGGGCCAACCAACTTCCATACTGGACTGTTGTTGCTGTCATAAACAAACACCTGTCTCTTGCTGGTGTGATAAAACACTTGACCATTCTCACCGAGAGCAGGAAAGCTGCTGGCTAGAACTGTTTTACCTGTGCCTAGCCAAGTGCTGCCGTTGTAGACACGGATACTTTGACTGTTGGTGTCATACCAAATCTGCCCAGCGATTGGGTTGAGAGGGCTGCTGGCGGCAGCAAAATGCTGTAGCATCCATACCAAATCCTCTACCACTGGCTCTCCATATCTAGGGTAGTCTCGACCGGGCAATTTGATGCTGGTTCTGGTAGTGTTCACTGTGCGATCAGCAATGCTGACCAATGTGGTGCCGTCGTAGTTGTTGATTACATAGGTCATCTTGTTGCTCCTACACTGATTGAATTCTTAGGGTGTAGACTACTTCAATCTCTCTATTGAGACTTTTTTGCACTGGATTGTGCACCAAATGAGTGATGAGGTAGCCACTGTCTACTGTGGCAGCCTTGGTTTTGAGACCCAGTTCGTTGAACACAAAGGGACTGTTCACATCTGTGGCTGTGTCAAACGCTTCTTGCCCAGCCGGCTCATTTGTTCCCAATAGACAGGTAACAATCACATCAGTATAGAATGTGCCTGGACGGTGATTGATTCTTATAAAGTTGTTGTTGGGATCAGTGTTGAGCGGGCTGAGATTGTTGACCACTTTGTTGTAGGTTTGATTGTAGAGCTGTGCATCCAGTCCAGTTACATTGGGCGGCAAATAGGCCACTGTGCCTGTGCCAGTTACCACTGCTGCACCGTTGCCAAATACCATTTCGTGGATGTAGCCTTCGGGCTGATAGGCTACTCCAGCAGCCAATGCCACACTGAAGCTTTCAAAGTTGATGGCATTGTATTGATCAACCAGCACTTCTTGTGTGCGGGCATCTTTGATCAACACATGCCCGGTAATCTTGTTAGGTGATGTTTCTATGTTAGCTGTCACGGCGGTTGACCAATACTTGTTGGGTTTGTTTGTCTCTTATCAACACATGACTGCTCACTATCACAGTCTGTGTGTCATCAGTTTGTGTTTGGTTGGCGGGTGGTTTCTGCATGTTGATATTTACTCCAAACGGCTGCCGGGTTCTGCCAAAAGGAAGGGTGTTTGCGGTTCGGCACTGTATTGAATACCTTGATCTCCCATGGGCCAAATGTAACCTGCAGGCACAAACTGGTTAGCACTAGCGTCTCTCACCAAACTGCCGCTGGGATGACTTACATTGGTGCTAGCCAATGTGGTCACAGCTTGTGCCAACACAACATTTTGATCACCAAGCGGAGGAATACTGGTTTCGGTGAACTTCACATAGAATCCTGGAGCCAAATTGGCTGGATTAATCACCAACTCGTAGTCAACAATTTCTGTCTTGAGACTGCCGTCCACAAACACATAGGGATTGCTGAAACTGCTGGGGAAATACACAGTTTGTCCATTTCCGCTGTATTTCTCACTAGCAAATCTGTTGTTGACACCACCTGGTGTGCCCATGCTGCCTCTGTTGAGGCCTCCCAAACGCACTTGGTTGGGATAGGCAGGCACTGCGTCAATGGTTTTTGATCTGTATTCTAGGCGTTCTGCACCAATCCATACCACCCCGGGATTAGCGTCGCTGGCATCTGGCAGGCGACTGCCGTCTGCTACCAATGCGTAGTCACTGTTCCAGTTGAGGTCAGCATTCAACTTGGTGCTGCTGTGGTCACTCAAACGTAGCCATGCAGTGTCATTGTAGATGTTGTTGAACATGCGCAATGCCACGCCGGGTTTGGCTGGTAGTGCAGTTGAATAGAACACTTCTATGAGATCAGCTGGAGCATGAGGCGCACTTGTGCTGAATTGCACACCTGTTCCCTGGCCAACTTTCACAATTTGATAGTCCCAGTTTTGCTCCATCAATGCACCGTTGAAGAACACTTGCACACTGCCATACTCGGCAGGTGTAGCAGCAAGCAGATAGAGAGCGGTGGGTGTACCAGCAAACTGATCATTGCGCAAACTGGTTTGACTGTCTTCACTGAAGCTGACCACAGTGATGGTTTCTCCGCCAGCCACTGCCCAGCTGCTGAGTTCAATGTCGTTCAAATTGATCAAATAGTCGTAATTTTGCACTGCGGTGTCTGCTACCTGCACAATCAAATTGGTGCCTGCGGCAGGAGCTGCCGCAAAAGTGATTTGTCCAGGTGCCGGATTGTTGACCACATAGTTGAAGAACGGTACCACACTAGTATCAGCCCACACTGTGACATCACTGGCACTGGTAGGAGCAAATCCCAAATTGGTAACTATGCCAATGTTGAAAGTTGTTGTGACACCGTCTCCTGTGCCTTGCCAAAAATAGGGAGCACGCAATCTGCTGCCGTTGCTGTAGACCAACACATTACGGGTAGATGCTGGTAAAATACCAGGAGGATTGGTCAATCCGTAGGTGAGGTTGGGCAATGAGACCACAAAACTTTGGCTGTTGTTGAGACTGTAGAGAGCGCTGTTGTAGACTGTAACATAAACCACATCACCCGGTTGAGGTATCACGTTGAACACCAAAATGCGGATGTCATTGCTGTCAAACCCATAATTGGTAAACACTTCGCCGTTCCAGGTGACCAGTAGGGTATTTTGATTGGCTGGAGCAATCAAAGTGACACTGTCTTGTACGCCATTCCCGTCTAGGCGAATCTGCTCTCTTATGTGGCCTCGACCAAAAGCTACTTCTAGACCATTTCCTGTGGCTGGTAGCCCAACAGGTGGAGTCACACTGCTCTGTGCCAATCCAGCAGGTTCTTGATAGTAGATACCTCTTTGAGAGATAAACAAATCAGCAGCTCCCCAAACAGGCACCAGAGCAGCTCCGCTGCCAGTGCCATCAGTGAACCAACTGTTGAGGCCGTAGGTGAGATTGGTATAGTATCCTGGGAGATCAATGTTCACAGAAGTGATGATGCCCTGGATGGTGCCACTGGCTGCAATGGATGCCACTGACACTATCAGCGTTTGACTGCTCAAGCCATATTTGAACAACAGTCTATCACCTACTTGATAATTTTGACCTCCGTTCTGTATGGTGATACCCACAGCCTTCACAGCCGTTATTTGCACTTGTGCTGGTGTAGATGGGAAGCCACCGGTGAGAATCACTGTATCGCCCAAATTATATTGTTGTCCCGGATTGGTTATGGTCCAGTTACCTAAGCTCTTGCTGGCTCCACCAAAGCCCACACTGATGATGCTCACTCTACCTGTGGGTGCGCCGTTCACAAACAACACTCTCATGTATTCGTAGTTGATCACGTAGTCGTTGGTGATACCCCAAGTTTGTAGCTGTCCACTGGCATATACAAAAACTTGCCCATCAAAAGTGATGTCTTGACCAATATCAAACTGATCGGTTATGCCATCTCCTTGATAGGTTCTAGTTACCACACCTCCCCAGCCTGCACTGGGCACAGTGTAGACATCATAGTAGACGGTGCTACGTGGCCAAATCTTGTTGAGTTCTTCAGGATGCCCGCCCTCTAGATCTGGCCTATTCAATCTTGCTCCATCAAAGGCAGCATCAAGTATGCTGTTTACTGCTGGAGAGAATGTGCTGCCATTCTCCACAATCCACACATTGGGACGATTGCTGGTGGGCTCGCTGGGTGCATTGAAGAATTCCAGCACACGACCTCCCCACAGCACATTCACTGTGGCATTGATGCCGGTGCCTCCCACAACGGGAACCACGTTGCTGCTGGGCACCATCATGTAGCGACCTGGATCAATCAACGTAACAGCGGTAATGCGTCCTAGGAAGTCTACTCCGCTCACCTTGAATCTGGCAGGACTGGCTATCAATGGAGGAGTGCCTGGAGCCCAAGTGTTTGACAGCACGTCACCGGCCAAATAACCACTGCCAGGCGACGTAACACTCACACTCAAGATACGACCTTGTGTGTCAACATTGCCAACTGAGAGTAGCGCATCCACTGTTGGTGTGCCACCAGCTACCGAGAGTTGATCACCCACACTGTAGCCTTGCCCGCTGTTACTGATGGTGACACCGGTGATGCCTCCACCTCCATCTACTCCGCTCACTACAAAGCTGGCATCTTGTCTGCTCACAGGTGGGAAATAGGTGCCTCCTGAGAGACTGATGATGTCATTGAAGGTATAGCCCAAACCGCCGCTGCTGACCAAGGCTTGACTCACATAATTGGCTACAAACCAATCAGCTGGAGAAGTTTTGATAGAGCCGTTGACCCAAACCTTGAGATTGTTGGGATCTTGGCTGGCCTTGGGCAAACCAAACTGTTTGCGAGTGCCTGTGCCTTTGTAGATCCAGTAGCCTACAGGAATGCCACCTGTGACGTTTTGGTCATAGATGTCAAAGGCATCCTCACTGTAGTCCCATCCTCGTACATTGTCCCAGAAGTTTTTGTCCCACGCATCTTCTGTTTGAAAGTCAAGTCCATCAAGCGTGTTGAGTTTGGGCGCACAACCACTGATCAACAGTGGACTATCAACGGGGTGCATGCCCAGTGTGGGTTGATAGTCGGTGGCGATTCTATCCACTGCACCCATGAGATGTTGATAGGCTCCTAGTGTCCAGTCACTCAGTGTACCTGTGTTGCTGGCCAACTTCCAGTATCTGTTGGGTGTGGTGAGATTGTCAATCTTGATCATCACAGTGTAGCCCACTGGCACCACTTGGTTCAACACCAGGAAAGCTTGGTCAATGTCTCTTATGATTTGATCCACTGAGCCATCAAAAATCAATCCGGCCTGCAACTGATCCCAGTTGGCTAGACCGGTGCTGTTGTTACCGTTGCGACGGAGCAATGTCCACTGTGGTACCTTCACTTCTACCACTGTGCCTTCGGCTCTGTTGCCTTCTAGCACAATTGAAAGCCATTCTACCAGTGTAGAAACAGTTTCGTTTACTACAGGATAGCCATCGCTCCATCCGGGTGCATACCACCATTCCGTGGCACAGCCCACACGGTCAAACAACATTCTGGTTCTGGTTTGTCTCACTAGCGCAGGATTGGTCAAATAGTTTGTATACCAATCTCGATAGATACCTGTGCTCAGCACTTGTTGATCAATGCTGTTGGCAGGATCAAGTATTCTGATGCCTCGAGCATCCTTGTAGGGAGGTTTGTCAAAATCACTTGATGCACTGTTGTAGAGTTCGTTGCCTTTTCTCCAGTCTACAAATTGACGTATCTTGGTATGATAGGGTTTGGTCTCGTTGAGATATTCTATCATGCTGTTGATTTTGTTTGTGGTATAGTAAGGTGTAGGCAGCAATTCTTCTGCAAAGCCGCGCAAGTTTATGAAGCTGGTCTTGAATGCCCAATCCACAAAAGTCTGGCTGGCCAACACTTGATTGATCATTGCAAAAAATACTTGGTTGGGCTCGTTGATCTGTTGATTGGGATCGTCAGCTCGGCTGCCAATCTTCAACAGTCCACTGGTTCCTCTAGCGTCAACCCACAAGCCTTCTATAATCTTCTTGAGTTCTTGACGGCTGTCATACTCGAATCCTTGATAGTCAGCTGCAAATCCACTGCCATCAAATCCCATGCCGCTGTTCTCATAGTCCCAAAGAGCTTCACTCAAAGCTATGGTGCCATTTTGCTGTGCCACTAGTGTCCACTTGTCATTGATGTTGCTGGCTGTGCTGCTGTAGACATACCATGCCCATTCGCCACTGCCAGTATTATTGACTTCAACCAAATCTCCATCAACAAAGTCTAGGTAGCTGTCTCTATCGCTCAAAGTCTCAAAAACAAGGGTGGGCACTGTGGCAGCACTGTAGCCGGACGTATACCAATCCACCTGTGACCAAAACAGCGGAGTAACATAGCTCTGCACTCTCAGTTGCACCCAATCTCCGATGCCATCACTGCCCAACTCCCACTGCCAGATGGTCCATCTGCTGTTGGTTTCAGCTCCAGCAGCCACCAACACCTTGGTTCCATTGTTGACCATATAGTCTAGAGCTCGCAGCTGAGCCAAGTTCTCTCTACGCAAATCCCACACAGTGGGTGCGGGACCCTGTGCCCACTCTACCAAATCAAATCCCACAAGGTTGATGTCTGGATTGGTTTGATTCCACACCGACAGAGCTTGAGTGGCGCCTTGGTTCACTGTTGTCTGTGCCCCAGCCAACTGCTGTCTAGCACTGTCAAAATCGCGGCTTCTGGTCAATACCCAACTGGTGCTGAGAGGGTCGTCAATGGCATCATCAATGTTGCTCAGTTGTTGAAGGCTCCACACTGTGGTTCCGCTCCCGGCGTCGCTCACCAACCACAAGCCATTTTGATCACTGCTGGTCTGCGCTGTGAGCAGTATTCTCTGTCCGGCGATCAATGTCTCACTGTTGATCACTAGATCTCCGGCAGTCAATCCGGTCAATTGAGCCACACCGTCCACAACCACGTAGTTGCCAACTAAGTTGATGTTGGCCAACGCACATCCTGGATTGACCACCAGATAGATGCCGTTTTGCTCACTGGCTGTTTGATTTTTGACCAGAATTCGGTCATTGATCTCCACGGGAACGCCATCAACCCGCAGTGTTTCAATGGCAGCACTCACCAGTTGCGCTCCCACACCCTCTTGTCCATTGGTGTAGTAGCTGACCAAATTAGCAGTTGTGGCCAATCTCACAGCGTCCAGTTGATTGACATTTTCTGGTTCTGGTTCACTGCTGTTGAAGAAATTCTCCAAATACTGACTTCTGCTGGCGTCACTGGTGGGAGGTAGATCAGCATCAGTCAACAGTTGGTTGATCAACGTGACCAACGTCTGTCTAGCCAAGCTGCTGTTGGAGAACATGGTCTGCCGCGGACTGTCAAGAATGCCAAAGGTATCTGCAGGACGCAAGCGCAAATCTGGCACACTGTTGCCTTCCCTATCAAATTCCACAAGGCTGTCGATCATCTTAAACCACAAGCTCTGGTCTGGATTGCTGCGAGGATCTTCTGGTCTACTCAGTGTGTATTCTTTGTGGATGTTTTCAAACTCTGGATCTCTATACCAGTTCAACTGCCACACTGTATTGTCGCCCTCAAGAAGATCACCTATGTTGCCGATCAATGCAGTGCGTGGCCCAATTGGTGCCCACCAACTGATGCTGTAGTTTTGAGGCTCAGTGATAGCAGCACTGATGGTGCTAGTACTGATTCTTCTCCATGGCAAGTCGGGCACTGTGGTGCTGTTCTTGACCCAGAAATAGTAGACTGTTTGCAGCTGACCAGCACTGTTCTGTTGTTGGCGAGCCACATAGGGTATAAAGTCGTTGTCTACTTGTCCCGAGGGTCTATTGCTACTACCGATGGCTGACAGGTTTGTACCTGCTGCCACAAGCGTTTTCCAAGATGCAGGCGGCACAGTGCTTCGTACCCATTCATAAATGTCAATGCTTGTTCCTGGAGCAATTTTTCCCCAATATTGGCGGCGGTAGCTATCTGTTCCAATTTCATAATCCAAAAACCTTGTTGTGCTGAGATTCCACCACACTAGGCCAACTTGATCATTGCCCCATGCATCATCAGGGTTAGTGCCAACCTCTCCGCTGGGATCAACTGTGTATCTGGCTGGATCATATGGTGTTTTGAATGCTATTTCTTGAGCCAACACCCCGGGAACACAATTCTTCACTGGATCCCACAATGTGAGAGTAGATATGGTGCTCTTGGTGGTGAAATTGTAGAGCGTGCTAGGGCCGGCTCCGTTGGGATCAGTCTTGAGAGGAGTTTCTCTTATTGTGGTCCAGTTGGCACCTACTTTTTTGGTCACAATGCTGGGTGTGGTGGCTGTGCCATCAACATAGGCCAAATCTCCCTGCTTCCATCCTCCGGGAATGGCTGCTTGGTCTCTGTCGCTGATGTTGCTGAATCTTATGCTGCGATAGACCCAAATGGTTCCGCCTGTGCCGGCTTGCGTCACTTGTATGCCAATTTGAAATGTGGTACTGGTAGGCTCTAGCACTTCAAAAGTGTTGTCGATACTCACACCTGCGTTGACCACACCAAAGATGATCACACGGTCGCCTAGGCTCAGTTGGTGAGGCACATCAGTGGTGATCACTGCCACTTGACTGTCAAAAGGATTGCTGACCACACTGGTGATGGCCACTTCCACACGAAGCAGCCGGTAGATGTTCCAGCCGCGTTGGCTGTCAATGGCCTGCCATACCACATCACCAGGAACAACCACAGGTTGAGCAGGATCAAGGACGATAGCCTGCACTTGTGTTTGATAGAGATTTTGCAAGGCTGCGTCGTCTGTGACCACATAGTCAGCTTCGTCCACCAACACATAACCAGCTGTGGGCAAGTCACTGGGTGCAGGTGCGTAAGAGGTTCTCAACAGGAATGGGCTTACTGACTCACTGCTGGTGATGATTCTACTGTCGCCTGCCACATAGGTGATCACATCATCCCTAGGATCGTCCACATACACATTGCTGAGAATTTCAACCTGTTGTGGGTTGCTCTCAACGTCACTGCTCTTGATTTGCAAGTCAATGCTGCTGGTGTTGTTGTCATAACCGTAGATACCACTGCGGAACGCAAACTCTTCGAAATAGTAGAACTGTTCGTTGGGTGCCAACACATTGTTGTTTCTCAACAGTTTGTCAACACTGATAGGTGTGCCCTTTTGAGCTATCATGCCTTGATAGAATTGAAAGGCCACATTGTCGTCTACGAGCAGATCAACCAAATAGGCTCTGCTTTGATAGCCCACATTGTGTCTGGCCAGTGTGGTGAGATTCTGGTTCACGCTTTGACTGATGGTGCTGATGGCACTGGTGTTGGGCTCTACGGCTGTTGTATAAGGTGTGCTCAAATCAATTTCAAACAGCTTGCGTAGATCGTTGGCACTCTTTTCAAGATTGGGAATGATTTGATTGCTCACAGTGATCACATTGTTGACTGTGGCCACGGTTTGAGTAACAAGGTAACCAGGTGCCTCAAGACGCCCGGTCCAGTCAAGTGTGCGGAAGCTGTAGAGCTTGAATCTACTCTGGCGTTGGTTCAACAGTGGATCATACACAAGGTCATTGAAGATGGTTCTGTTGTTGAACACAAAGGCATGCTCAAGAGTGGTAGTATAGACTCGTAGACCATAAATGCCTTGATCATTCAATGTTCTTGCACTGACTTCGCTGTCCATGCGCAAGAAATCAACATTGCTGATGTTGATGGTCACTCCATTGCGATCAAGTATGCTGTAGCTGCCGTTGACCACACCTCCGATGTTTTGAATGGTGCCAAACTCGCTGCTGAATTTGATCAAACTGGCCAGAGGACTGAGAGCGATGTAGGTGCCAGCGGCCCAAGGACCTTGACTCCAGAACAAGAACTCTCTGGCGCTGAGACTCCAGTTGCGTGGTAGACCAGCGGTGCTGTCGTATTGATCAAAGATCCATCCATCAGCAGCTTGTGCTCTTCCTAGGCTGATCAAGAAGTCATAAACTTCTTGCCGAGTGGCCAACACTGTGCCATAGGGTATCAATCTACGTGTGTTCAAGCCACGCTTGTATTCAACTACAGTTTGATTGTCTATGACCACATTGTTGCGTGGCCCGTTGGGGTCACTGGGAACAATTTCAAAGAAGGGGTTCACGCTGTCGTATCCAATCACTCGCCATCCCGCGCGGCCACGATATTCCACTATCACGCCAGTGTAGAAGTATTCTCCTGTGCTGGTGCTTCTCAAAAGAATTGTATCTACGTCCTCTTGTGGCAGCAAAAGACTGTCGTTGGTGCTGAGGCCAAAGCTGTCTACCAACAGTCGCATGTTGCGACCGTCAGTAAAGCCGCCCATTCTATGACCCAGATTGGGCTCTAGTCCACGGATGAGATTACCAAAATAGGTGGTAACATCGCGTGATTCGCTTACCAGTCGCTCGCTGATCCAGTGCTGAATACCGCAACTGCCATAGTATGTGGAGGAGCCAGCAGGCAGGCTCAGCACATCTTGTGGATTCTCTCTATGCACATAGAACTCACTGCTGCTCTTGCGTGTGTTGGTATCGCTGTAGATCCATTGGCTATAGCGTTGAGTGGAGAAGATTTGCTTCTGCCGGGTGCCATCCCACAACTGCTCAACCCACTGAACTGGATGAGCCAAGTAGGCCCATTGTGTTTGCAAGAAATCGCTGTCAGCTGTGGTCAACCACACATTCTCAAGTGGTCCGCGATCGCCAAACTTCCAGTCGGCACTGGCTTCAACTACACTGGGCAAACTAGTGACGATGCCAGCTTCAAATGGTGGCAGCAGGTTGCCCACACTGTCCACTGGAATGTTATTGAGCAGACCTGGTCTTGCCCACGCAGGATGCACTCCGGCTCTGTCACCTTGTGAGATCAATCCCTGTGCTAGATCTTCCCACATGTGCAGGTTACCACTGGTATAGGGCGCAGCTCCATATTCGCCGTCCCACCAGGTGGGCTTTTGGCTGAAGCCCAGCATCTGCCATGGTGTTGAGTGCGGAGTGTCTGTGTCAAAATAATAGAAATAGATGCCTCTATAGTGGCCCGGAACCGGTTGATTGTCTCTGTCCACACAACTGCTGTAGTTCCAGGTGAATGGGTCTGTTACGTCAAAGCTGGTGTTGCGGAAGGCATCAATTTGATTGAAGGTGAGCCACTTTTGCCAACTGGGGCTTTGAACTCTCAATTGGTCCTGTCTGCTGTAGCTGGTTTGTCTATACTTGCCACTGAACACAGTGCGTGGATCAACAGCAGGCACACTTTCGGGTGAGCGATATTGAAGGGGCAAGCTCTCATACATTCTCAGCTCAAACAACAACCAAGCCTGCGCCACAGGATGACTCAATTGTGATGGATCACTGGTTTCTGTTTGATTGTTAAGTATGGTGCCAAGATTTTGGTTGCTGAAGTCTTTGAGAACCAGCAGTGCTCCATTGTGACACTGCAAACTCAAAGGATACACACCATTGGTTTGTGGCTGACTGGTGTCAAAAAACACTCGGGGATAGTAGCAAGGTGCTGCACCCAGTCTGGCAGCACTGGGCGGCACCCAAGTGGGATTGGTGCTCTCTTGACTGCAATAGGCACCGTTCACTAGATCAAATCCGCTGTTGGCCCAGGTGCTGGCCTTTGTTTTTCCCACATTTACTCTAGCCAATGCTGTGGCCAACCAAGTTTGTGGAGGCTGGCTGCTGGTCAACCCGCCGCCGTCATACACTGCCAACAGGCTGTTGACAACTTTGTTGTAGAAACGTAGATATTCGTTCTGGGCCCACAGTGTGGCAGAGAATGGGTCCACTATGCTGTTGCTGGTGGAGAACACATCTGTTTGACTGGGTGCGTTCAAGCCCATCAGCTTCAACATTGGGGCACGATGTTGCAAAATCTCTGTGCCCAAGCTTTGGTCAGCGGCTGTGTCTCTATAGTTGTTGCTGCCTCTAGGATCGCCCACTAGACCAGCTTGATTGGCTATGATGCTGGTGAGATGCTCTAAAACTTCAGCTACACTGAATCTAGAGATTTGCTGATTGTTGGGATTGGCCTGTAGATTGCTGGGTATTTCAAAAAAGCCAGCTGTGGCAGTGTTGTTGAGTCCAGCCCATGTGCGTATCTGCACAAATTGGTTCTCATCAAGCGGCTGGGTGAACACCACCTTGCGGTCGGCCAACTGATAGTCAACACCCAAAGTTTTGCTCTCAACTCCCACTGCCACTGTGATGGCTGCGGGTCCAGGAGCACTCAACAGTGGCATTTGATCTATGGCAAATTCTCTTTGATTGGCTGCACTCACATATTGATTGACCACATATTGTCTTGAAGGAAAGCTGCTCACGAACCAGTTGTTGAGGAATTGAGGAAGACCATCAACTGGCGTGGCTTGCCAAAATTTGAAGCCACCAATCTCGCTTCTTGTGTTACCATTGGCATAGTCCCACTTGCTGCTGACCATGCTCACATCAAACACAAAGTTTCTTGCACTCAAGTCTTCCGTCACAGGAGAGAAGCCAAGCTCACTGTCAACTGTGCCATTTGGGTCAACCACATAGTTGATCAATGTGCTGCCATTGAAACTGCTACCGGGCCACACAGCCGGATCTGCTAGGCTATTGCCATCCACATCAAACAATTCAAACAAAGGCGGCTGGTTGAGTGCAGCACGATAGCGCTCGCTGAACACTTCTGGTAGCACTCTACTTTGACCCAACACCCATCTGTTTTGTCGATAATACCAGTTGGTATCTCTGTTCTTGGTTCCTTGCAAGATTTGCACACCGTCGCCAAGCTGCGGAGCACCTGTGGCATCAGCGCCGTTGCTCAGCAGTTGCAGCACAATGCTGTTTTCGTTGCGCAAGTTGGTCACAACATAGATTCTGTTGTTGGTTTGCGGATCCAGTTGATTTGGGTTGGCTGGATCACGCAGATTGGTAAACAACACAGTCATGTTGTCGTCCAGTGGCACGCCGTCCACTGTGTAAGCTGCTGCTCCAATCACTTGATTGATGTTGGTGGTTTCTGTGTCAATCAAGTTGACCAATCCACGACTGCGAGTGGCGAAATTCCACAGCCGGATGTTCCAGAAGAATTCCAGTATGGGTCTCTGTGCTGAGATTGAGTTGATGTTGTCTACTGTGGTGCCACTTACTTCAAGTATCTGTTTGTGAAACCAGCGGTTGCCCAAGCTCCATGGGTTTTGATTCTCACTGCCTCGACCAATCAGTACATAGTTGGTCTCAGTCAAAATAGGATTGCTGTCCCAAACATCGCTGTCCCATTCGATAGGATTTTCCCATGCTAGAAAGCTTTGAAAGGTATCGCCTACCAGTCGAATCTGTGTGCCAACTCCTTCTATGATGAATTCTCTCTCACGAATAGCTACGTCAATGTCAAGCGAGAATCTCACCTTGAGTCCAGTGGTGAACACCAACGGATCCACAGCACCGTCAATTATTTCTGAACTGTTGGCCCGTTGATAGAGACCTGTGTAGCTGTAGGTGCTCTGTTGGCGTATGAGACTGGCATCGGTGGTGCTCAACAGTGTTATTGTGAGTGGGCCGGTAGGCAGCCACACATAGTTTTGATAATTCAAAAACTTGTCAATGTCAATGGGCAATCCCCAACTGTAGTATTCGGCGCTGAACAGACGGTTGTGGTCATTGACCAATGCACCCTGAAATCTCAATTTGTTGATGAGGTCGTCATAGAACAAGGCATGAGTGATTGCGAGAGTGTTGCTGTCACGGCTGGTGGTGATAGGATCAACTTGATAGTCGGTTCTGTCCCGATTGATTTCTCTCACATACTGATCTCTAGTGGGATCATAGTAGCTGGGCTTTTGACCAATGTAGCTGCTGAGATATTCCACACGCTCCGGCTGGAACATGTGATCGCCTGTGGCAGCAAAGAACTTCTTCAACACATCAGTTTGAATGACTTCGGGAAGAAATTCACTTATGCGACGCTTTGATTGTGTCATTATGATATTCTCAACTCATTGGGATTTAGATTGGCTACAATTTGCACATCAGTGGCTCTGGCTGCACTCAAAAACAGCTGGTCTGGATCACTGGTGATTTCAAAAAGATCACCAAACTGGCTGTTGGCACTGGCAGGCACAATTACCACGCTGGCCAGCAGTGTGGGCATCTGCTGGTGGATATAGGCAGCCAATTCAGTGAAGAAAAAGCTTTGACCAAAATCCCAGTTGCTCACTGCAAAATAGTCGTCGATGGCCTGTATCACTCTGCTCTTGATTTCACTGTCAGTGGTATTGTTGTTGGCGATTTTGACAACCTTGAAAATGGCACGCAACTCGGGATCGGCTTGAGCACCAAACAACAGCTTGTATCTTATGGGATGCCACACCAGCTGATCGGTCATCATCTTGTAGCTGTTGAACTCACTGAAGGTTGCACGCAAATCTTCGGCAGTGGGCGGCGAGGGTTCGGGATCGGTGGGTCGGCCTCTGCTGATCCAGTTTCTTATTGCTGTGTCATAGTTGTTGGTCAACACATACACGTCAATGATGTTCATGATGGCTGGATCAATTCTGCGATCAGCACCGGCATAATGCTGCCAACAGTAGTTGAGACTGGCTCTTCCTCGACGTGCGCGGTAGAATCTGCTCACATCAATCCATGCAGCAGGATTGGTTTGATATTGAAGGAAGATGCCAGGGTTTCTCACGTAGACTACACTGCCTGGAGCCAACGTAGTGTTGACGAAACTGGGCAACTCAGCAGTGGTCTGATAAACTGCTGCCACTGTGGTAGGCTGCCAACGACTTTGGCCACCTTGTGACACTCGCTGCCAAAACACAAGTGCATTTTGTGGCACTATCATATTGAAGCTGTCGGGATTGTCCAGTAGGTTGTCGTTGTTGTTGTCCCAAAAGGCTACCTTCACTTGACTGGGCTCCACATGACCATCTGGATATACCTGCTGAGCTTGCAATCGCCAATAGATGTCGGCTGGCAACTGCTGATTGTTGCTGCCAACATTGTATTTGAGTATTCTTATGTTGTCCCGTTGACTGGTTCGTGTGGCACTGTCAATCACACTCTGTGTGTTCACAAAGTAGAATCTCACATCTCTCACACTCTCCATCACATAGTCAAGGCTTCTCAAGCTCACTTGCCATCCGCTGCTGGCCACATACAACATTTGCACCAACCAACTGGCATCTAAATTTTGTCTGCTGGTGTTGCCCTCATTTACCAAGCTGAAGGGGCTGTTCACTGCCAAGTCAAGAGCGTCGATCACCTTCCATGTGAAGCTGGATGCATCATAGCGTAGGCCAAAATTCTTGCGACTGTTGATGGCACTAGCGATGCTGTTCTTCTCAGCTGTGGTCAAGGTCACTCTTAGTCCGGGAATAATCTCCAGCACTGGTTGATTGTTGGCCACTGGTTGACTCAATATGGTATTGTAGGCCCCCAGCTGAATGCTGGCATTGTTGACCACAGTGACCCAATTCATGCTGTCAAATTTGACCAAACTGTTGACTGTAAGGCCACTTGCAGCGTCTGGTAGGTTCAGTAGAACTCCTGCCTTCTCAAACTGTCCTTGGCTGCTGTTGACCACTTGGGCGTCGCTGGTCTTCCACACAATATTTTGACCACCCAAGCGAGGAACACTAGCTAGATAGAAGTTCAACAGGCCTTCGTTTACGTTGCTGGTATCACTGCTGCCATTTAGCAATGGTTGCAGTCGACTTTCGATGATTTGGTTGGTGTTGAGATTGCTGCTCAACGGAATTTCAAGATATTGGCTTGCGCTTTCCTCAAAAAGAATTCCATCGTCGCTGAACACCTTTGTGTTGCTGTAGCTGCCAGTGGGATCGTTGATGTCTAGAAATCTACTTTGTCCACTGTAGACTCTATTCACTGCCTTGATTTTGAGAGCTTGACTGTTTTGCAAGGGAAAGAGATTGTAGTCCTCTCCATTGACCATGCGATTTTGTGTGTAGTAGACAGCCGGTGCTCTCTGACGAATGCTTTCGTTGCTTTCTCTCGTGAGGCTGTTGGCCACTGGATAGGTCAAGCTGAACTGCATGGTGATGCCGTTGACGCTGCCCACTTGGCTTTGATAGGTGAGAGCCAGCGTTTGACTGTTGATGTCAAGAGGCTGAATGGTGTAGGTGAGATTGTTGCTGGTTCTATAATAAACTCTTATTCTACCTGTGGGTATGTTGCCAAAGTTGCCATCGCCAAATCTTATACTGATGCTGTCTACACCGTTTTGATCTCTTGTGACCACTTGATAGATATTGCGAGTGAGTCTGTCAAGATCGTTGTAGACCAAGTTGCTGCTGAAGATGGCTGGTACTCGTGTCCATTCAACAATAGCCAGGCCTTGATCGTCTACTGTTTGCACCCACACATCGTTTTGGTTGATGTTGGTGGCGTCTACGTCTATCACTCTGTTGGGAATCGGTGTATCTAGTAGATAGTCATTGAAGCCAAAACTGCCCTGTTTGAACAGAGCAAAAAATCCTGTGTTGGGGCTGGCGTTGCCATTGCCGTCATTTCTGTAGATCACACTCCAGTTGTTGAACACACTGGGTGTCTTCTCGTAGAAGTAACCGGTATTGGTGGCTGTGATGGCACCATCTGTTTGATTTTGAAAGTCAGCATTGCAGAACTCAAACCCCATGTTGGTGCCGCTGACAATTGCAGAGAAGGGAAAGGTCAACGAACCTGTATTCAAGTTGTTGAAATCATAGCGTTGAGCTGTGACATTGTTGACTTGGCCATTTTTTACTGGTGTGCCAAAGGGATTGGCAGGCTGAAATGCAGCGTTGAGAACCAGCACAAACTGCTCCAGCCAGTCGGGATTGTTGGCGTCATTCCAGTTCACAGCAACATTGGCCAAATTGACGCCATTGCTGTCATAGATGGTTTGATCTGTTCTCACTTGAGTGAGCTTGAGCAAGCCTTGTGAGGTCAAACAGCGACGAGGGCTGTAGCTGAGAAAGCGTGCCAGTCTAAACAGACTTTCTCTTCTGGTTGCTGTGTCTAGAAAGTTCTCTCTGGTGTTGAGATCAATACGGAAGGCCAAGCTGCCAGCCAAGTAGGCCAACATTTCAATTATGGCCACAAACTCGCTGTTTTCAATCCAGTCATTGAAGTCTTCTGGATAGTTGTTGCGCACATAATCAATGAGAGCTGCACGTATGGTGTCATAGTCATACGCGGCGAAATTGATGGTATTGAAAGCTTGGTAGAGAACCGTCCAGTCTTGTCCCAGGAAGAGATTACTTTGCCTAAGTGTTTGGCTCATTACGTTGTCCTAAATGATACGTTATTTATTTGCATGTATAACGGGCCACTTTATCTAGAGCACATTTCAAGACATGTCTTTTTAGGTTGTTGCTCCGTATCATCTTGGGGCAGTGAGGACATTGAATTTTTTCAGCTGGATTTTTTTGGGGGCCATACACACGACCCAATTTTGGTGACGGCGATCCGTAGATGCCTTTACGAGGCGAAGGACGTCCTTTCAACGACTGACTGATTTTTTGTCGCACCTCTTCAGGAATAGACTTACCTCTGTTTGAGCCAATACGCTGTCCTGTAAAAGGATTTTTTTGTTTTCCATACTTTTTGTTCTTCTTTGGAGAAGGACAATTTTGTTTGTATAGGCTAGCTGCAACTTTGGCTCTTGAATAGTGCCCAGAATTGCATATTCGAGGCCTGCCAAAAGAATTGAAAGACAACATCCATAAGGCCCTTTCCATTTGATAATATGCCCGTCCGCTTACCATCTTAGTAAGAAGCCAATGACAAATAAAATGTTCCTTTGCAGTTAGATTTACTAAATTTATAGGGTTATTTGAGTCTCCGGGGAGCCATCCTGGACGAGCTCCTTTGCTTCTGTTATCAATAAAAAAACAATCCGGAATTATGTGATGTTTTTCTTGATATCCTTCAATTTGACGTCGACGAGCTATATCAATAATAGCATAATACCATTTGGTATATTTGTTGTCTAAGAAAGGATGGTCAGCCATCATGGCTGAAATGCCGGTAAATAATTTCATAGGCTAGATGCTCCTCCATTGAGCGTTTAGGTGTCGAGAGGGTTGCCTCCCTCTCGACACATACCTATTTAGTCAGTCTTGTCCCAGGAAGAGGTTGCTTTGTCTAAGTGTTTGGCTCATGTGGTTGCGCTTTCAACTGAACGACGATCAAAATCCAAGCTAAAACTTTCGGTAATGTTGAGTGGCTGATAGGTGAGATTCATCTGCAATTGTAGTCCGTGGTCGTACTCCACAAGATTTACGCTGTTGAGAGTGATTCTCCCATCTTCTTGCACAATTCTTGTGGCATCATCCACTATCAACGTCACATTGTCCACTGTCATAGGGTCAAACAACAGATCCCAAATGATACAACCATAGTCTGGTCTCATCACTCTTTCACCACGCCGGGTAAAAAAATGATTGATGAGATCTCTTTTGATCAAATCAAGATCGGTCCATTGCGTATTTTTGATGCTGGTATCAACAGTGCTGAAACCAACAAA